GGGTTTATGGCTGCTGTAGCTAACAACCCTAAATTTGCCAAGAAAGTTGGCGTTTCTAAATCTGTAGGGGAAGAGTTTATGAAAGCAGATAAAGGTCGTAAATTTAAAGAGGGCGGCGCCCTAAAACAAACCGATGCTGAGAGCAATCCAGGCTTAGCTAAACTACCAACCGAAGTGAGGAATAAAATGGGTTATATGAAAAAAGGCGGTATGGCGCATTCAGATATGGCTAAAGACAAGCCAATGATGAAGAAGGTAGCCAAAGAAGAAGTTAAGTCACACGAAAAAGCTATGCATGGCATGAAAAAAGGCGGTATGGCTTGCGCTCCTAAGAAAATGGCTAAGGGCGGTGTAACCCGTGCTGATGGCTGCGTTTCTAAAGGTCACACAAAAGGCAAGACAATTGTTATGAAAAAAGGCGGGATGTGCTGATATGGCAACCAAATCTCAACAATTGGATGACGGTACAGTAGTAGATTCTGAGACCACCAAATCTCAGAAAGGCTATGCCAACTACGAAAAAGACCAGCAAGAGGCCCAAAAGAAAATGGAAACTCGTGACGCTGAAGTTAAGCAAAAGTTTAAGACTTCTGTTGAAAAGATCCGTGGCGTTCTTGGGTTGAAAAAAGGTGGCTCAGTATCTAAAGCAGATATGCAAAAAGCTGGCTTTTATGACAAAGGCACAACTAAGTCAGAGCGTCAAAAGATTGTTAGCAAAGCTACCACTAAGCCTGAGCGTATAGCAATAGTTGAGAAAGCGTTTTCAAGTAAAAATATGAAGGCTGGCGGTGCAGTATCTAACGCTTCTAAACGGGCAGATGGCTGTGCCATTAAAGGAAAGACAAGAGCATGAGATCAAGCAGAGGTATGGGTGACATATCCCCATCAAAAATGCCAAAGGCGGTAAAGAAAGCCCGTAGGGATGACACAGACTTTACTCAGTATGCGGAAGGCGGTAAGGTTGGTTTGTATGCCAATATTAACGCCAAGAAAAAACGTATCGCAGCGGGATCTGGTGAAAAGATGCGTAAGCCTGGGTCTAAAGGTGCGCCTACTAAAGCCGACTTTATCCAATCTGCCAAAACAGCGAAGAAAAAATAATGGCAACTACCGGGATGACCGCTTTTAACTTAGATATGAATGACCTCATTGAGGAGGCATTTGAACGCTGTGGAAAAGAGTTGCGTACTGGTTATGATTTTCGTACTGCCCGCCGTAGCGTTAACATATTAACTATAGAGTGGGCTAATCGAGGCATTAATTTATGGACTATAGAGCAATGTTCTATACCATTGGTCACTGGACAAGGGGTATACCCAATACCATCCGATACAATTGACATACTGGATCAAGTAATTAGAACCAATAACGGCGTACAAAGCACTCAAGTTGACATTAATATTAGCCGTATTTCTGAGTCTACTTACTCTACTTTGCCAAATAAGTTGACCCAAGGCAGACCAATTCAGGTATGGATTAACCGTCAGTCAGGTAATACTAACCCTACTACAGCGGTTTTGGGTGCTGCAATTAACGCTACAGATACCACAATTACAGTAACAAACATTGATGAATTAGCGTCAACTGGATATATCAAAGTAGATAGTGAAATTATCTACTATGCGAACACTAGCGGAAATACCCTTATCAACGTATACCGTGGACAAAACGGTACAACCGCTGCATCTCATGCAGTTAATGCGCCTATATCAGTGCCTATGTTGCCAACAATCAATGTCTGGCCTACTCCCAATGCACCAGGCAACCAATATACCTTTGTATACTGGCGTATGCGTCGCATACAGGACGCTGGCACTGGCATTAGTACCACAGATATACCTTTCCGATTTATCCCATGTATGGTCGCTGGATTAGCTTACTATCTATCTCAAAAGCTACTAGATGTGGATCCAAATCGAGTAATGATGTTAAAGCAAGATTACGAACAACAGTGGGATTTAGCATCTTCTGAGGATAGAGAAAAGGCTCCTAGCCGTTTTGTTCCTAGAAACATGAATTACTATAGATAACTATGTCAAGTAAATATGCTTCTGGCAAACACTCAATTGCTGAATGTGATCGTTGTGGTCAGCGGTATAAGCTTGTAGAATTACGGAAACAGACAGTAAAAACAAAGATATTCAATGTTAAGGTTTGCCCGGAATGTTGGGATCCAGATCAGCCCCAGTTAATGTTGGGGATGTATCCAGTAAATGATCCTCAAGCAGTCCGTGAACCTAGACCTGATGTAAGTTACTTGGTTTCTGGAAATGATGGATTGCAGATTATTGAGACAAATAGTAATTCGCAAGATGCATTCGGATTGCCAAGTGGTGGTAGTAGGGTATTTCAATGGGGTTGGAATCCTGTAGGTGGATCTAGTTCTTTTGATGCTTTTTTAACGCCAAACAATTTGTTTTTAAATGTTCAAATCGGAACAGTAACAGTAGCAACAACTTAGGAGTTCATTATGACATTCAAAAAAGGCGCCAATGGAATTGAGTCCAAAGGCAAAACAAAAGGCAAAAACTTAGGCGATTCAGGCCCAACAGTTAAAACCCAAAATGGCCCAATTAAACATACAGTTGGCAAAACAAACGCTAACATGAAAGCTATGGGTCGTAACTTAGCTAAAATTGCAGCTCAAAGAGGGCGTTAATCATGGGCAAATTTTCTATGAAAAAAGGCGGTAAAGAGGTTGGCTCAGCCAGCGTCTACGCTGAACCCCATACAATGGACGGTAAAAAAATGAAATCTACTGATTTGATCGGGTACAAAACAGACCCAAACTCAATGAGTGCCGTTGAGTCCACTCCTGGTGGTATGCCAGCCCGTCGTGTAAGTATGGGTAATCCTAACCGTGATGATGTTAAAACAACTGGCATGAAACAACGTGGTTCTGGTTGTGCTACTAAAGGCTTTACATCTCGCGGGCCAATGGCTTAAGGGTAAACCCTAATGAACTATATTCAGCTACAAGAGGCTATTCAAAACTACACTCAGAACTATGAGACTGATTTTGTAGCGAATATACCTACTTTTGTGCAGCAGGCAGAGTTACGCATTTACAACACTGTCCAAATACCGTCACTACGCAAAAACGTAACTGGCGTGTTAACTGCTAATAACCCATACTTGTCCTGCCCAGATGATTATCTATCTTCGTTTTCTTTGGCTGTTATTGGGCAAACTGGTTCGTATTCATATTTATTAAATAAAGACGTAAACTTTATTAGAGAGTCTTACCCGTCGCCGACTGATATAGGAACGCCAAAGTACTATTCTTTGTTTGGCCCACAGTATACATTCCCTAATGAGCTATCTTTTCTCATAGGCCCAACGCCAGACATAAGCTATAACGTAGAGTTACATTACTACTATTACCCAGTATCTATTGTGCAGAACGCTATTATCGGATTTAGCTCAGTTACAGGTGGCATCAACTACATTACGGGCGTATACAACAACATCCCATTAACTGGAGGTCAGGGTTCTGGCGCTGTAGCCAACCTTATAGTTTCTGGTGGAAACATATCTAGTGTGGTACTTGCCCAAGCGGGAACAGCCTACATTCCTGGTGATGTTTTGACTGTAAACAATTCTTTTCTTGGTGGCGTAGGCTCTGGGTTTGCAGTTACTGTAGGCTCTACATCGAACCCAGCAGGCACGACATGGTTGGGCGATAACTTTGATACTGTTCTTTTATACGGCGCTTTAGTTGAGGCATATACCTTTATGAAGGGTGAAAACGATATGATGACTTTATACAATCAAAAGTACAGTGAGGCTCTTTCCCAACTCAATCGTCTTGGAACTGGTCTGGAGCGTGGTGATTCGTATAGGGACGGTCAAGCTAAAATTAAGGTTAACCCATAATGGCGTTTACTGGAAACTTTGCGTGTGATGTATTCAAAATCGGTCTAATGGACGGGGTTTTTGATTTTGGCACAGGCACAACCCAAGTATTTAAAATTGCTTTATATACCAACGTTGCTACGTTAAATGCGACTACTACGGGTTATAATAGCGACGGAGAAGTGGTCGGAACGGGATATACCGCTGGAGGCCTAGTATTAACTATTAACGTTGTCCCTACTACGGGTGGGTCTGGAAATACTGCTTATGTTTCATTTAGTAATGCGGTTTGGAATCCAGCAAACTTTACGGCTAGGGGCGCTTTAATCTACAGAAATGACGGGGCTACAAACCCTGCTGTTTGTGTTTTGGACTTTGGTAGTGATAAAATTTGTAGTAGTACATTTACGGTACAGTTCCCATCTGCTACCAATACTTCAGCAATAATCAGAATTTCTTAAGGAGTTTTTTATGAGCAATGAACAAGCAAAATTTGGGGACAGCGTAGAAGCGACTGTTACTCGTGGTGCCGGTCAAACTGATAATATCGGTTTACAAGGCGTTTACAGAGCAGAGTGTTTTGACGCACAAGGCAACCCAAAGTGGTCTGATACTTTCAAAAACCTAACAACTAACGTTGGTCGTGCCAATTTGATGAACTCGTATTTTGGCAACACTGGTGGTGGTGCTATTGTTATGGGCTTAAAAGGTACAGGCTCAGCGAGTTATACAGATACCCAAGCAAGTCATGGTGGCTGGTTAGAAGTTGGCGCAACCAATGCTCCTACTTACTCTGGTACACGAAAGACTCCAGTATTTAGTGCAGCTACATCTGCAAACCCATCTGTTTTAGCGACTAGCTCTGCCGTTACATTTACTATGACAGGCTCTGGCACTGTTGCTGGTGCGTTTATCAACGTAGGCGGAACATCTGCAATTGATAACACTACAGGCGTTTTGTTTAGTGCTGGTGATTTCACTGCTGGTTCAAAAGTAGTTGCTTCTGGTGACACAATTAACGTGAGCTACACATTATCAGCAGCCGGCTAATAGGAGCCTAATATGGCATTAATACTAGCGGATCGCGTCCAACAAAACGCAACGGCAAATACTACAATTAGCTTTACTTTAACGAGTACGGCTACTGGGTTTCAGTCGTTTGCCGTTATTGGTAATACCAACACAACTTACTATAGTGCATTTGATGCTACTGGTAATTGGGAAGTAGGTATTGGTACGTATTCAACTACTGGGCCTACATTAACTCGCACAACCATTTTATCTTCTAGTAACTCTGGAAGTGCGGTTACTTTTTCTGGTGCCGTAACAGTATTTGTTACTTATCCTTCTGGAAAATCTGTTAATTTAGACGCAAGTGGAAATGCTAATGCTCTCGGCACAGTTACTTCTGCTACGTTAACTAATGCTACTGGCCTGCCATTAACTACGGGCGTTACAGGTACTTTGCCTGTTGCTAACGGCGGCACTGGGCTAACAACGGTTACTGCTGGTTATATTCCTTACGGTAATGGTACTTCACCTCTTAGCACTTCCTCCACGTTAAACTATAACGGGTCTGTTTTATCGTCCACATCGTATGTAGCTACTAAAACTATTGGCACAGCAGCAACTTCTGGTGCTTATGCTTACGGCTCTTTACTTTATTCCGATACAGACATAGTTGCTTCTTACGCAAACGATGTAAATAGTTATAGTCAAGTAATTGTAGAAAACAAAAGTAATGGAACAGCAGCTTCAGCCGACTTTATTGTAAGTAACAACCTGGGTACTGCTACAACATACTTTGGCGACTTTGGAATGAATAGTTCCAACTTTACCGGCACAAGTAACCTTAATGCTCCAAACACTGTTTATTTGTATTCCGTTAACACAAAACTAGCTATTGGTACAACATCAGCAAACCCAATCCATATTGTAACTAACAGTAATGCTGTTGACGCTATGACGATTGATTCAACCAATGCTATTGCTTTTAATGGATCTTATGGTTCTGCTGGACAAGTATTAACTTCTGCTGGAACCAGCGCTCCCCCAACATGGTCTACACCATCTGGTACAACACAAGCACAAGTAATGGCTTACGTATTTACTTTAGGATTCTAAAATGGCAAACCCAAATATTGCAGCACTAACAGTTATTAGAGGACAGACAGCGTATGTTGTTCCGTCTACCACAAACGTAACGACTAGCTGGACATTTGACGGCACTACCGCAGATGCGGGTCTTAACCCAGCCGTAAACACGGTGCATAAGATTACCGGCTTGATCGTATCCAATACAACAGCTTCTGCCGCAGCAGCAACCGTAGCGGTTGGTAATAACGCCACTTTCGCATCAGCTACCGTGATCTCGTACCTGGCGTATCAGATCTCAGTACCAGCCAATGCGTCTTTGATCGTAGTTGATAAGACTACAGACCTCTACATCACGGAGAACCAATCACTTGCGGTACAGTCAGGCACAGCAAACGCCTTG